ATTGGTACTAAGACCACCGATCACAGATACTATGGAATTGGATCGGACAGATCGATCAATGTTCAGGGTTATGAATCTCCTTACCTGAGATTTGAAGTTGGTATGACCTACCGCTTCGAGAATGCTGCACAGCAAGCAAACTATCCCGTCAAATTCTATTATGCTCCTGATGGATCTGCTGTAGGATTCGGAACCACAACTCCTATCACTTACGAAGATAATGTAACTGAAACTGGAACTTATACTGAGATTCTCGTTACAGATACTACTCCTCAACTTCTGTACTACGGTGCTGGTATCGGAACAACCATGGGTAACATGGGCAATTCGATCCAAGTCTTCAACTATGACTTCCATAAAGTCAATAGAGTTGGTGAGTTCAAGAACCTTTCTGGTCTTAAGACCTGCACCTACACTCAATTCTTTGAAGGTCGTGCTACCTCTTGGTACATGAACAGCAATCTGGGTGTTGGTAACAACGACTACACTCCTGGTGATCGTTCCCACAACATCAGTTCTCTTGTTCAAACTTCGACTGGAGTTTACACCGTGAACTTTGCTGATCCCATGAACGATACAGATTATGCAGTCATCGGTATCGGAAGTGGTATTAATGCCTTCCCAGGTGGTATCGTTGAGTTAAGAATCAGTGACAGAACAGTTAACGGATTCACCATGAGGGTGTATAATAGTATCCCAGCCCTTGAGGATCTTGGGGAACTCAGCATCGTGACTTATGGTGGACAAGACGGAGAGAGAACCTATATCTAAAGTTATTAACTACGATAAGGTGGTCAGTGATCTGCCCACCTTTGTTGTAGAAGCAGATAACTCAGATTTAAATTCTTATCTAAAAGAAATTATCTTACAGAAAAGATCTGACGATCCAGAGTATCTCGATACTCAAGAGACAGCAGGTCATTCTGTAAAAGCATGGCTAACAAAGTGGGATACCCTAGAAACTGACAATAGGTTTCAACCTGTTGCAGATTATGCTTTATTTGTGCTAGACTACATAATGAAGCATGTATTTGATACTCGCGCAGAGTATAGAGTTGTTTCTCTATGGGCAGTAGTCATGGAGAAAGGCGATCAAGCAATTCCGCACGATCACTTTTCATCTTCATGGTCCTGTGTTTATTATGTTGATGTTGAGGAGGATGTTGCTCCTATCTTCTTAGAAGATAAAGAAGTTCATGTAAACAATGGTATGTTGGTCTTATTCCCTGGACTACTTACTCATCATGTTCCGCCAACAAAGGGAAGAAGAATTGCAGTTGCTATGAACATTGATAAGGTATGTCCACCAGTGTAGAACTTTTAAAAGTTGATGTAGAAATGCCAGTTTTTCAGACCATGTGGACTGAAAGATTGGATGAATTCAAACAACTTATCCTAGAACATAGAAAAGAATTTCCCACTAATTGCCAAGACTGCAATGTAAATGCTTCTTGGAGATCTGCTTGGAATATTCAGCAAACAGATCCCAAGAGATTTGATCCCATCACTCAATATTTTCAGGATCTCGCAGAGTCTGTTGGCAATCAATACTTTTCTACCAATGGAGTATTTGATGTCATAAACATGTGGGCGATGATGTATGGTCCTAAAGAAGGTACTAAGTATCATACCCATTTCCCCTCCGCACTGTCAGTTATTTTCTATATTGATGTAGAAGAGAATGCTGCACCTATTTGTATTGGAAATTCTTGTAGACCAGTAGAGAATGGACTTGTTCTCATTTTTGATGCAAGTATTCCTCACTGGGTTCCTGACGATGGAGATGGTAAGCGTATTGTACTTGCCGCAAACTTAGATTTTGTTCCTTCCCAGATAAGAGGGACTTGGAAAGCATATTAAAAGTATAAATTATTAAGAGGTCTTAACAAATCTATGTTCACCATCTACTCAATGCCTGGTTGCGGGCACTGCAGAAAAGTTAAAGAACTTATGGAAATCACAAAACAAAAACATGTGATTTATACTCTGCACGAAGATTTTACACTGGAACAATTCTCTAAAGAATTCAATACCAAATACTTTCCACAAGTAGTTCATGGTGATCAACACATCGGTGGAGCTGCTGAAACTGTAGCCTATTTTAGAGAGAAGAATCTTGTCTGATGAATCACTAAATAATGATATCCACACAAATCGTGGTGTTGAATTTATTCTTAATGGAGGTAAGAGGAAGGAACAACCAAAAACTTTCCAGTTAATGTTCGGAAAGATGGTTCGCTTCCTCAGACGGGAAGTCCATCTTTATCTAGAATTCTCACTGGATATAAGAAAAGACAACCCCAAAGGAGAATAAAGATGCTGGCTGTCAGTTTAGTTGCAGGGTCGTTTCTAGTAGTAGGTGCCCTGATTGTCGGATGTATGCTAGGATGGGTACTCAGAGAGTACATGATGTATCATCATGACAGACATGGACCCACTCAAGACCTTCATCCCGAAATGTATGATGAAAATGGCAACATTCTCCCAGATTCCCTAATTGCCTTCCGTTTTGAGAATACTGACGAAGACTACGACGACGATTAATCACTAATTGAAAATCATGAGCAAATTGCCACCCCATCCGCTGCAATCCGAAATTCTGCAAGCGGTTTCTAGCGCCAAAACTAAACCCCAAAAGATCAAACTGCTGAAAGAGAATAGATCTCCTGCACTGGTTGCTCTTTTTGTTTGGAACTTTGATGAAAGTGTAAAGAGTGCTCTTCCTGATGGAGAAGTGCCTTACACTCCAAACGATTCCCCCACTATTGAGAGTCAAAGTAAACTTGCTAGTCAGTATCGGACCCTTTACAACTATGTAAGGGGTGGTAACGATCCACTTAAGCAGACTCGTAGGGAAGCACTCTTTATTGAGTTGCTAGAGTCTCTTCACCCCGATGAGGCAGAGGTTCTCTGCCTTGTCAAGGATAAAAACCTCGGTAAAAAGTATCGTATCACTCACAATGTTGTGAAAGAAGCATACCCTGATGTTGAATGGGGGAATCGCGGTTGAAGATAAGAATCATTCATAAAGACTGCGATCCATGTGTTGCTGACGATAAGTCGCTACCATATACAGCATATTTGGTAGAGTATTATGAAGATGGCCGCAGGAAACATGATCTAGTTACTTGTAATAAGAAACTAGATATCTTTGATTACTATTGGGACAAATATAGAGAGGGGTTGATTAAATTTACCCAGGCTGAAGGTAGAGTCAACCCTAAACTCTGGAGTCCTCCTAAGAAAGGAAAAAGCTGAGCAAAATCGACCTTTAGGTTCAAAATATCGGGAAAAAAAATCCCAGGTATTTTTTGATCCTAAAGGTTTTTTAAAATTGTATCACATTTTACAAAACTACTTGCATATATACCATATATGGTCTATAATAGACCTATCGTTCATCCCATTCGCTGTTTGCGAATAGCGAATAGGACGCAAGTAAGTCGCGGAACGGAGCGTTCATCCTATGTTATCACTCGCTTTGATCTTTTTTAGTCATGTCCCAGTGGAGAATTATCTTCGCTGTGAAGACTATTATTGGTTGAAGCAAGGAATGGAAGAGACAACTCTTTTCACTCCTCGTGAGAAGTTTGACATCATCCTTCATTGGATGGAGCATACTGATCCTACATGCTTTGATGACTAGGACGCACACGACTGAAGGAACGGGAGATTAATTTCACCCTAGTATTTCAGGAGTACTACAATGAACACACTTCTCATGATCAAGAAGCAGATTGAAAAGCAATCTGCACTTCACGATGCACAGATTCATGCTACTTCCTATCGTGGAGTAGAGTATGATCTCTGTGGTCACGAGCCCAAAGAGACTCATGGCACATTTTGCTATCGCGGTCACACTTACAACAAGTGATATGGACTATCGATATCACTCGGATGATATGGATAGTGATAACAGACCACCTGCCTGCTATCAACTAACTTATAGGGGATGTAGGTATTGGTCTTGCTATCGAATACACTTGCGTGATTGGTTTGAACAGTTAATGACTTCTCAACCAATATTCAATAGAAGGGGTTGACACCCCTTCTTTTTTTGTGTAGAATTGAAAAAACCTATTTTTCCATGGACAGACAAGTTTTAAAAGGTTTGGTTCTCACTCTCAAAGCGATTGTTGAGGACTTGGAAGCAGAAGTTTTCTCTGATACTTCT